CCCGAGGGTGCATCCAGAAGAAGCCTCTCGACGAAGCAGTGGAGAAAGAAGTCCGGGAAGCTCAAGTTAGACTTGAGGAGAGGACACCGATGCCTACGGAAGACGTGCTGGCTGACCTGAAAGTGTTCATTGAACAACTCATCAGGGGCCGACGACCTCCGAAGGATAGGCGCCTCCCACTACCGTCTACCAGCGCGTGTTACGAACAAGGAGTACGAGAGGGCGGAGCCACTTGGATTTACCAAAGTGAGCACGCTTACCAATCGGTATCCGAGTTCGTGAGCGAATGGGAGGCGATACGTCTTCCTGCCGTGGCTGCTGCCACCCTTGAGTATCCCGGGGACTGGTCCGTGAATTATGACAGGATGGATGAACTTCTTGCACTAGGTGCGAAGGACCCCAAACTGAGCAGACTTCAGCGTGACGCAATCCAAGCGATACCCGACGACGTGAGAAATAATCACTCAATGTCTGGGGGGCTTCAGCGTAGGAATCTAGCAGACCTGTTCGACGTCGTATCTACCGCTGCCGTGCGCGATAGGAAAGCAAAATTGCTTCCTCTCGTGCAAGACGACGGGAAGATACGTGTCGCGACGATCCACAGCGCGAGCGTCGTGTGGTGTGCAAGGGCGATGTCAGCGTGGCTAATGCCACTGACAAAGCAATTGTCCATCTCACGAGCTGCACTGCGCAACGAACGTGTCGCACTGCGTAACCATACGCAGGCTGACAAACTGGTCTACTCAGCTGATTTGTCCAAATCTACAGATCCGATCTCAATCCAATTATCGCGTTTTGTCCTAGAACAAATTACCATACACTATGGGAAACCAAAGTGGTGGGAGGCTGCCTTAGAGGCAGTCATCAACGAGCATGAGATTGAGAACGGGTACGGTGGAACGTTCACTTCGCAATGCGGGGCGCTCATGGGATTGGGTCCGGGATGGACCGTCCTCACCATATTGAACGCCTTTGCTGCATGGAGAAGTGGAGCGCCGATGAAGTCATTTGCCACATGTGGCGATGACTTAGTGGCGCTCTGGGACAAACAGACCTGTGATGCCTACGAACAGAACCTGCTCAGGCTCGGTCTCGTTCCTAACACTGCCAAATCGTTTCGCGGGGCACACCATGGGGTGTTCTGCGAGCGACTGGTGAAGCGAAAAGGAATGGACCTTGCCTATGCGGATCCTGAACCACGGATCGGTGAGTCGGTTGGCGCTAGAGCAATTAACGGCCAGCGTGGAAGGGTAGTTGTGGACTCTCTTAATAAGTTAAGAGGTCACAAAGTTATCAACCAAGCAGGACGAGAAGTTGCTCGGAGGCAGTGTGTCAGCTTAAACACTCCTGGTTCCCACTCACAAGGAGGGGGAGGGGTCAGGAGTGCTGACGCCATCACACTGCTTGCCTACCTTAAGTACGGTGCGACCCGACACTACAAGAGTGAAGGGTCGATGGAATACCGTAACTTAAGGGCGGCTCTCCGGGACATCCCGAATGTTCCCAATGGCATACCTGCCGATGAAGTTTTGTTACGTGCCAAAGCAGAGATAACAATACAGCAACGGCTGGCAGCCAAAGAGACAAGAGCCTCAGACTATC